GAATACATAGACAAATACCAGAAGCAGGCAGACGCAGGAGACTTTCCCGGTGGGTATAATTATATGCACTGTACCATTTATGATAACATAAACATTACCCAGGAGCGTCTGAGGGAGGTTGAAAGCCGATACGATAAGAACAGTATCTGGTATCTGCGGGACATTAAAGGAATGCGGGTAGTGGCGAATGGCCTGATTTACCGCCGGTTTGCTGATGATGTTAGCACGAAGCAGTATTCCTTCCGGCTTAAGGGTAAACCGAAGGACATCATGGAGATCAATCTGGGGATTGATTTTGGTGGAAGCAACTCCGGCCACTCCTTCACAGCGACGGCCATTACCAGAGGGTATCAGAATGTAATCCCTCTGGCTTCTGAGTGGATCGGCTGCAAGGATGAGAGAGGAAACCAGATTGAGATCGATCCGGATATGCTGGGGAAACGGTTCTGCGATTTCTGCCAGAAAATCATCAGCCGGTATGGGTATGTGACGATTGTATATGCAGACAGCGCAGAACAGACGCTGATCGCCGGGATCCGCAGCAGCCTGCGTAAGCATGGCCTTGGATGGGTCCGGGTGGAAAATGCGCTGAAGAC